ACATCATCTCGTCAAAAGCACGAGGGCTATCAATAGCAAGATAACTACAATTAAAGCCTGCTACATTGTCACGATCTAAAGCTTCGCCAGCGGTCATCAAGGCTCGCATGGATGGCATAACTTCCAAGCCATGAATAGCTTTGTAGATTTCTTTTTGTTCGTCTACATTAAGCTTGTCGCCCCAATAATTTACATAACGATTAACTGTTTCTTCCCATGTCTCGCGGCGTTCTTCGTGTGGAAGATATCTAGCGTAACGACTCTTGTGAATATAAGACTCATACGAACCAAGTTCATTTGTTTCAAAGGTACTCATCTTTAGCCTCAGTTATCAAGTGGAAGTGATGTGTGCATTTCTTTTGCAAAGTCATAGGCTTCGTCAGCCGTAGCAAAAATCATTTTCTTGCTGGCCCAATCACCATCTTCAGAGCGCCCAGAAATCTCTACCATATAGCCATTTGAATAACGATAGACCTCAAGACGTTCATTAATTTTAGCAAGGCTTGCTTCACTCATAATAATTCTCCTCATTATAATATCACGTTCATCATCAGTGTAATTAGACCAGAAAATAATTTCTGCTAGTGTCCGATGACAACCAACACAAACATCATTCTCTGTTTTACATACAGAAATACAGGGTGTTTTCATTCCATATCATCAATAACATTTAGGTCATTAATATTTAATTTGTATTTGTTTCTTTTCTTTAGCGGTTTCAATCGGGCTTCATCTTTTTCCTCATGCTTTTTTCTTTTATGGCGACTGAATTTTTCTAATCTCTCTCGCTTACGGTCATTCATCATCGCTTAGGCTCTCTCTTTTTGAAGCATCTATCCAAGAGGCTGGGATGCTATCTTCAGAAAACCAACGAAACCCTTTGGAAGAAGCCCACTCAGCATGGTTACGCTTTGTGCCATCCTTCCTGCGCTTTGCTTGGGGCATAGGTGCATTGGGATCAGCAAACAAGAACACCAACTCAATATCTTTTGGAAGGGCCTTAGCTATCCAAACATATTTGTTGTATTCATTGTGATCCCAGAAGCGGCCCTTCGCCTCTAGATAGATCTTTCTGCCCTCTATCTCACGGATAAAGTCTGGATGATAGGTGTGTTCAACAATATAGGCGGCTTGTTCAGAATGAATCTTCCATTCGTTTAAGATGCCTGAGTGAAGCTCATACTCCCAATTAGAATCGTATCCACGAACAGGTGCTTTTTCGATGGGCCGCTTAACGCGAGCCTTCCTGTATCCTTTTTTTATTTTAGGCTTCAATGTATTGTAGGTATCCCTTCAAAATGAATCTTTAATATAACATATAACTCAAACAATAAGTCTTCATCTATTGTTTCTTCTTCTGCTAATTGCTTGGCGCAATAAAACACCAACGCCTCCAAGCTTAAAGCTTTCATTTTAAATCGGCAACGGTATAGCTGTCAATGGGTTTATATGGATTTTTGTTATAAAAATCTTTCAGTTTATTCCTTGTCCACCTTTCAGTAAAAGCAGAGTTAAAGAACTGCTTATCTTTAAAGTAATGAGATGTTTGGTTTAGATACTGCCTAAAGTTTTTCAGATTTATTTTATCTGCTTCTCCTTCAGGCATGATACTTTGCAACCACTCAACAGAAATAATCCTAACCTGTCTGTTGATCTTCTTCATTGTCTTCCGGTTCACACAACCTCCTCGACTCTTGGTGCAACTTCGACATGAGTTAGGTAAGTTGGCCCATGAGAATATTTGAATACTCTCAAACCCTGCCCATTGTTTGCATCTTTGTAGCACTCAAACTTGTACGGACAATACGTACAATTACGATGCAGTTTCATGTTGCCTTTCTTCCCCTCCGGTACAGACTCATAACAGCGTGGAGGTGGAGTAGCCATCTTCAGGGCTTTCTTCACATCCTGTATCTGAGTGTTGATACTAGGCTTGTCAAGCTCCTCTGGGCGATATAAACACAACTCGCCGCTCTCTTTATTGATTACAAGAAAGCCGCCCTCAGAGGACTTCTCAGCCTCCTCGTAGCCTGCAAGCTGTGACATATATCCGAAAGGATCATCTTCTCGTAGCCGTCCCTCACGAAACTTATTGAACGAGAACTTAGATGCGGTCTTAATATCAACCACTTCTCCATCAATCTTGCAATCAATGTGTCCCTTCACGCCCTTAACAGTAACCTCTTTCTGTTCGTCAGTGACTTCATGACCTGAAGCCCTGACAAGCATAAGCAGGATCTCTTCTAGGAGATGACCATAAAGAAATTTTATTTGTAGGTATGGTGGGGGTACTGACGGCTCAGACTCACGGTGCTGTTCGTACCAAAGCTGTCGAGCGGGGCGACCAACATTAGACATACGCAGAGAGAACTCTGAGTTTCTTTCTGATGGCCTAGCCCAAGCTAGAAGCGAGTCCTTGATACGGGCCAGCGTGAAGTCCAGATCTTCATCACTTAAATTAAATTCACGGCCTTCGGATAGCTCTGAAAGCTGTCCATAAATATCGTCAATTAATGTGTCAAGTTTCATTTCCTATGCCTTACGAATCGACACTTCCGTGTCTTTGAATTGTAGTGTAAGTATTGTACACCAAGCTCTTTCTGAAGTGGAGTCTTTGCAGAAAGCCTACCGTCTTTATAAGACTTTACATCTATCAAAGTAATCTCACCTTCTGGGTTCATGGCAACAATGTCCACTGGCCCTGTGCATCCACAGTTCTTGAACACATGATAGCCATTGTCCCATAACCATGTAACGGCATAGTGTTCTGCTAAGTCACCGACTCTGTTAGGCTCGTGCTGTATTTTCATTTTTTTCTTCCTTGTATTTTGTAAGCCGCATAACTCTAGCTCTTCCTATCTTATCACCTCTATAAAATATAAGTCCTTTTAGCTCAAGCTGTCTGGGAATCCAGCCTACCCTTTCTTCGCCCCACTCTCCAGCATGGTCATCTTTTAGTTGTCTTGAGGTTAGGCCCAGTTCTCCCCGTTCTTCCAAAATATTTAAAATATGTTGCTCTATTTTTTCATCTTCTTTTGCTTTAGCCTCTACTGCATTTTGATATGTAGCTTCTTGTTCCTTTAGATATTCATCATTATCAATATACCTATCTAAAAAATCTTTTATACCCATAGCCTGATAATGTTTTTTTCTATTATTTTTATAGGTAGACCATTTTCCTGTAGTCCAATAATATGAAAACGTATCATTGTTTTTATTGGTAATCCACAACATACCGCCCCCAGCGATCTCATAATAAAAGCCACGCTCATCTAAATAATCTACAACATCTTCTATATCTTCTTGTGTGTAATGTCTGAATATTTTTTTACCTTTAGAGTTTGTGCGGTGATAATGCCACTTATATTCTTCAGTGTGTTTCACTCCAGTTATCTCCTATTTTGTACTCACCATCAAGAGGGCAGAATAATTCTAGCTCCTCACCCGACTGCTTTATTGCATCAACCCCCAGCATTCCTGTTGCATCAGCCACAGCTTCTTTTACCTCTAACTGCCACTCATCATGCACGTTACAAACAAAGTGTGCGTCCAGTGTGTTGAGCTTGATTAGCTGATTAAGATTTATCATCGCCTGCTTCATGATGATAGCGCCAGCACTTTGAAGTAATGTGTTCAGTGCGGCGTGTTCAGATCGGACATATAGCTTGCGACCATCTAGCCCTTTCAAGAAACCTTTTGAAGCCGCTCGTCCAACTGAGTCTTTAAGATGTTTAAATGCAGGGAGATTATCGAAGAAACGCTTTCTAAGTTCCGCACCATCTCTTTTGTTTCCTCCAACCACACTGCCAAGTTTTTCATCTCCTGCTCCGTATAAGAGTGCATAGATAAATGTCTTTGCCTGATTTCTTGATTCAAGCCCTGCAAGTCTTTGGTTAGCTGAGTGTATGTCTCCGTGCAATATTTCATCTTTGAACCCCTCATCCTTCATGTAGTGTGCAAGCATACGCAACTCAAGGCCGCTGGCGTCAATACCAACCAGCTTGTAGCCGTCTGCCACAGTCCAACAGGCCCGACACTCTTTGCCGTAGGGCGCTGAGAGGTTGGGAACCTGTGCCATGTTGGGGCTGTTGTGTGTCATGCG